CAAAAGACGTGGCTTCAAGCGAACGCAAGCGAACAAGAACGGACTAACACGGACCCTGATTCATCGAATTATCAAATAAATTCAGGGCTTTGACGATACTCTGCGAACTGCTGCGAACGAAGTGATGGTGCCCGGGGCCGAACCGGAAAACGGTTGAAAAACCAATTATTTAAGTCAGTCGGGGCAGAAAGCCGCCCCCTTGATTTCATTGGAGAAATCGAAACGACTGCCCCGCACCTTGCCGGGCGGCTCAATTCGATTCCCGATATGGGAACCGCATCAGCGGAGCTTGAAAACGAAATCGCCGCTCCGGCTGGACCCCGGAACGGCGACAAATCGGCAAAGACGAAGATCGCTTCTCCTATCACTCGCCGCGCCGCGCTGCAACGCAGATTGCGAGAAATCTACCGCATTGGTCTTGCGGAGCTCGCCGCCCGTCATCCAGGCCGGCCCGTTGTCCTCTTTCTCGAAATCCCCGTCCCGCAGGGCAAGGCGAAATGGGTCGCCATCGGCACCGGCGCAAAAACGCTTTCGAGGCTGATGGGCCATAGAGATTGGCGCGCAACGCAGTCGTTTCAGACGCCCTATCTCGCCGACCTGCTCGACTGGGACAGCGAGAACATGATCGGGCCCAAACTGCTCAAGGCCGGCGCTGCCTTCGCGATTGCGTCACTGCCCGCCGCCGACGCCGCCGCACCCGTGTTTACGCACGAGCTCTATGCGGGGGGGCACGCATGACGCGACCGCCCGCCGCCCCCCCTGACCTCCAGCCTTTCGCGGTCGCGGTCGATCCATGGATTGCAATTGACCGCCTGGAGGCAATCGCCCGGACCGTTGAACCAGACGACAACGGGAATCTTTCATTGTTGGTGCTCAGGGTCATCGACATGGCCGATCAGATGGCGGACCCCGACGCCGAACCGTGGCTGGGCTGGCAAGAAAGCCGGACCGGCATGGGCTCGCCCACGATCAAGGCGCGCACTGACCGCGCGGCGTATGCCGCGAGGCACTGCCAAGACTGCGAAGACGAAGCAGACCGGGAAGAAGACGACCCGCCAGAGTATGACGGAACGGAATGCGAGCCGTCATTGGGCGCGCTTGAAGCCTCCGAGAACCGGGGATCGATCTGGAAAAGCTACGGAATATGGGACGGCGAAGCCGAAGGGGGTCAGTCGTGAACCCGACCCTTTTTGAGGCCCGCCTTGATCTTGAACCGTTCGCCATCCCGACGCCGCAGTGGCGAACGTATGCGCGGGCGCACGCGCTCGACCCGCGCCGGATTGCCGACTTTGCCGGGCCGCTCGCCGTGGCCCCGTGCATCTTCTGGCGCGACCGGTTCGACCTTGCCGACCCGGACGACCCCGACGCGGTTCTGTCGGCGGTGATCGAGGCGCGCGTGATCGAGGACGGCGAACCCGTCGCGGTCGATCTGGTTGCTTGGCCGCTGGATCGCCCGGACGCCTTTGCCACACTGTCCGGCGCGGCCGAAGGGCTTGGGATCGACGCCGCCGATAACCCTGCCACCTTCTTCGCTGGCAAGGCCCTGCGGATTCACCGGACGCCGTTGGGTTGGCTTCGGGCCGGCTGCAACGGCGCTGTCATCCTGAAGCCACGAACGGCGGCGCGTTGGCTGGCCGCCTCGACCGGCGCGATAGCCGGCGATGATGACGCGCACGCGAGGCTGATCGCCCGGCTGCTTCACCCCCATGTGCACGTCAGCCGGATCGGCTTCATGCGGGAGGCGGCGTGATGGGCCAGGAGTTCGTACCGCTTGTTCCGCCTGATCGGCCTGTTCGGTCGGTCCCGAACCGCCCGCGCCTGTCGCTTGTGACGGCGCAGGACCTTGGCCGCGTCGAATTTCCCGACATCGCCTATGTCGTGCCCGGGCTTGTCGCCGAAGGCCTGACAATCCTGGCTGGGAAGCCGAAGGGCGGAAAATCGTGGTGGTGCCTCGACATCGCCGTGGCGGTCGCGACCGGCGGCGTTGCCCTTGGTTCGATCCCGACCGACCCCGGCGATGCGCTGTACCTCGCGCTCGAAGACAACCCCCGCCGGCTGCAAAGGCGGCTTCGCCAACTTCTTGGCACTGGCGATCTGCCGGCTCGCCTGTCCTTCGCCACGGACTGCCCGCCGCTGGATCGCGGCGGTTTGGCGGCAATCGAAGGATGGGCGCAGGAAGCGGTCAAGCCTCGCCTGATCATCGTCGACGTGTTTGCAAAGGTGCGCCCCGACCGGCGCAAGGACGATGGGCTTTACGAAGCCGATTACCGCGCGGTCGCGCCACTCAAAGAACTGGCTGACCGGCTCGGGCTGGCTGTCATCATCGTACATCACACAAGCAAACGCACAGAGGCGGCGGACCCGTTCGATACGATCAGCGGCACGACCGGCCTGACCGGCGCGGCCGATACGGTCCTGATTCTGTCAGCGACACCGGACGGCCCGAAGGTTTACGGGCGCGGTCGCGACATCGAAGAACTCGAAAAAGCGATGCGGTTCGACCGGACAAGCGGGCGATGGCTTTTGCTTGGCGACGCATCGGAGGTTGTCAGATCGAACGAGCAAAAAGCGGTTCTCGACATTCTCGACAAGGCGACAGAACCGATGTCCCCCGCCGTCGTTGCCGAAATGCTCGGCAAGAAAGTCAACACGATCAATGTCTTGCTCCGACGAATGGCGGAACGCGGCGACGTGGTGAAGGAGGCGCGCGGGCGATATCGGCACCGCAACAGGTGGGAAAATGCAGACCCCTGTCAGAATGGTCAGAATGTCAGAATGAGGGGTGATGACTATGCGTGAGCGTCAAAGCCCGAAGGCTGATTCTGACAATCTGACATATCTGACAGGGGGTTTTAGATCAGGGGAGAACGAGGGCGGAACATCCATTGCGCTGGCACGGCGGGTCCTCCCGCCGACCCGGCGTACGGGTAATTCGAGCCCCGGCACTTCACCAGAGGGAGGGGGTTAAGCCCTTAATTTCCCAATGGAAAATCAGGGTCTTGGCCTTGATCTGCCGTCGCTTTCGCCCCCGGAAACCCTGTCGAAAAAGGGGTTTGCGGAGCTCGTCGGCGTGTCGCAGGCGCGCATTTCACAAATGATTACCGCCGGCTTGCCTCTCACCCCGGCCGGCCGCATCCCGGTTGCGGCGGGTCGGCGCTGGATTGCCGCGAACGTCGATCAGAACCGACGCCGCGCCACGCTTGCCGATGCAGCACCGGAGGCCCTGACGCCGCGCGCGCGACGGGACAAGGCAGAGGCGGACATCGCCATGCTGAAGGCCGAACGGCTCGCCGGCCGTCTGATCGACCGGGCGGCCGTTCTCGCCTCCATCGAAGGCCAGGCGCGACTCGAGCGCGACGCCTGGGTCGCATGGTGCGGCCCGGCCGCCGACGCCCTTGCCGATCTCACCGGTGGCGATGCCGCCGCGATCCGCGCCGTTCTCGACAAGCTGGTCCGCGATCAGCTTGCGCACATCGCGAAAGAACCCACCGCATGACCGCGCTCGCCGCCCTGTCCCGCGACCTTGCCCTTGCCGCGCGCCGTCGGGGCCTGATGCCGGAACCGCCCTTGACCGTTTCGGCATGGGCGGATCGTCATCGCATCCTGCCGCTGGGCACCGCAAGGCCCGGCCCGTGGCGCACCGCGACGGTGCCCTATCTCGCCGCGCCCATGGACGCCCTCTCGCCGGCCTCGCCGGTGGAACGTGTCGTCGTCAGCAAAGCCGCTCAGGTCGGCGCGACGGAATTGAGTCTAAACGCGCTGGCCTGCTGGATCGAACACGCGCCCGGCCCGATCCTGTCGGTTCTGCCGTCCATCGAAATGGCCCGCCGGTTCTCCCGGTCGCGCCTCGAGCCGCTCATTGCCTCGACCCCGGCCCTGTCCCGGCTGATCGCGCCGGCCCGCACGCGCGACGCCGGCAACACGATCACGAGCAAGGAATTCCCGGGCGGCGTCTTGCAGCTCGCCGGCGCGAACGCTCCGGCCGGCCTGCGTTCCATGGCCGCGCGATACTTGATCTGCGACGAAGTCGATTCCTTCCCGGCGGACGTTGGCGAGGAAGGCGATCCCGTTGCACTCGCCATCGCGCGCACGACGACCTTTGCCGGTCGCCGCAAGATCGCGCTGATCAGCACGCCGACAATCGCCGGCGTCTCTCGCATCGAAAAGGCGTACGGCGAATCCGATCAGCGGCGGTTCTTCTGCCCGTGCCCGCAATGCGGTGACGGCTTCGTCTGGACATGGGCGCATGTCGTCTGGCCTGCCGATGATCCGGGCCGCGCGCACATCGTCTGCCCGTCCTGCGGCGGCATCACGGAGGCGCGTGACAAGGCCCGTGTAGTCGCGGCTGGCCAGTGGAAGGCGACGGCAGACGGCGACGGCCGGACGGCGGGCTTTCATATCAGCGGACTGGTTTCAAGCTTCACCACATGGGCCGATATGGCCCGCGACTTTCTGGCGAGCAAACGCGACGTGGAACGGCTGAAGGCCTGGACGAACCTTGCCCTTGGCGAGGCGTTCGAGGATCGCGACACCGCGCCGGTCGAAGCCGACGCGCTGATCGGCCGCGCCGAAGATTCGGCGACGCCATGGGCCGATTTGCTGCCCGATGGCGTGGCGCTGGTGACGGCCGGTGTGGATGTGCAGGACGACCGGCTTGAAGCCGAATTCGTCGGCTGGGGGCTGCGTGAGGAGTCATGGTCCATCGACTATCGCGTGATCGCCGGCGACACGTCGCGGCCGGACGTGTGGGAGGCGCTGGACCGGCTCTTGCTGCGGCGCTTCCGGCATCCCCGTGCCGTCGCCGACCTGCCCGTGTCGGCGGCTTGCCTCGATAGCGGCGGGCACCGCACGGGCGAGGTACTGGCCTTCGCCGGTCCGCGCGCGAATCGGCGCGTCTGGCCGATCAAGGGACGCGGCGGACCCGGTGTCCCGCCATGGCCGCGCCGTCCGCCGAAGATCGCGCGCGGCCGGGTCGCGCCGGTACACATTGTCGGCGTCGACGCCGTGAAGGGGACCCTTGCGGCCCGCCTGCGGCTTGCTGACACGCAAGGTCCCGGCATCATCCACATGCCGGCCGAACGTGATCGAGAGTGGTTCTTGCAGATGACCGCAGAAAAAGCGATCCGCCAATATCGTAAGGGCGTGGCACGGATCGAATGGATTCACGAAAAAAACGTTCGAAATGAAGCCTTCGATTGCCGCGTCTACGCGATGGCTGCTTTGTACGGACTTCGCGCAGCGGGCATAGACCTTGATACGGTCGCAAAATCGATCCGTGACAAACCGATGCGCAGCGCCGACGGGCCGGCGACGGTGCCCGGTTCCCGATCTGCCACATCGCGGTCCAAGTGGATGGGGGCTTAAAAAAAAGACGTTGCGCGACGATACAAAACATGCCAGTAAAAAGAATACCAACGAGGCGACAATGATCGACGATGCAAACAATTGGACACCGGGTCCGCCCCCTGCGGGTTTGCTGAGTGCCGCCCTTGGCGTGCCGGTTGATCGCGTCTTCACGAGCCAGGCGTGCGGCATTGTCTCCGGGATCGAACCCGCCAAGCAAAAATTATGGCGTTCGCGTGCGCTCGTCCGGTTTGAGATGGAGCGCCCATCCCATCGCCGCGAGTTCACCTTCGACGATCTTTTGCGCTGGTCGCTGTGCGGCGAAGCCCTGCGCCTCGGCATTCAAATCGAGGAAGCCTCGCACGTCGTGCTAGGTGCCTTCGGAAAGCCCCTGGGCGGTGCATTCCCTTGGGATCAGCGAACCCGCCCGGACGGGGACCTTTTCGCCCTGATCCGCTTTCGGCCCGGCGAGCCGGAAAGCTACGCCAATCTAAGCACCTTCTCCGGACAACTGAGCGTCAAGGGGCGGGACGCGTCGGCGTTTCTCGGCCGGCAGGCGCACATCTTGAACGTTTCGGAATGGCAGCGCGTGTTCGCCGCGCGCTTCCTGACTCTGTGAGCCGACCATTACAGACACGCTTTCCCCCGCCGCCCGCGCCCTGAGGGACCGCTGCGATGCCGTCGCGGCCGAAGATCCGAAGGGGGCCTTTTTGTCTTTAGAAGACATTGCGGCCGCGACCGGCTTGCCGCTGCGGCTTCTCGAAATCGCGGGCTTCGTCATGCACGGCCTCGAGCGCGGGCAATTCGTTCTTGTCCGACCGGATGGCGTTTGCAGCTTTTTCACCGCGATCCCGCAGCCGCCGCAATCGGGGATGAACTAGGATGCGCGGGCCGTTTTCTTTTCTCCGCACCCTCGCCGGCCGCGCTCCTGTCGGCCGGCAGTCCGCCCCCGTCGCCCGCTCGCTGGATGCGGCGGGCGGCGGGCGGCGATGGGCTGATGATCGGCGCATCGGCACCCCGCAGGCGCTGGCCGGCGATGCCGGGACGATTGCACGGCGGGCCGAGCATTTCGCCGTAAACACGGCGTTAGGCGCGCGCATCGCCGACGTGCTGGTCGGGAATCTGATCGGTACCGGCATCATTCCTCGCTCACGGCATCCCGACCCGACCACGCGCCGCGCGTTGCAAGATGGGTTCGACCGATGGTCAGACCGCGCCGATGGGGCGGGCATCGCGAGTTTCTATTCGCTGCAAGCCCAAGCCGCGCGCGATCTGGTCATCTACGGCGAGGCCGTGTTTCTCTGGTCTACCGACGAAAGCGGCACTCTGGTTCTGCGCCGCTTTCACCCCGATCAGCTTGCCCGCGATGTCACGCGGCAGACGACGGGCGGCACAACGGCCATTGTCGCCGGTATCGAATTCGATGCGGCCGGACGGCGCATCGCCTATCACATCCGCCCTCGATCCGACCTGTTGCACGCCGGCATCGCACCGCCGCAGCGCATCGCCGCCGAGAATGTATTGCACGTCTTCCGAGAGGCGATGCCCGGTCAAGTCAGAGGCCTGTCATGGCTTGCCCCGATCTTGCTCACTGCGAAGGACTTCGACGCGCTTGCCGATGCCATGCTGACGCGTGCCAAGGTCGCCGCCTTGCATGCGGGATTCATCGTCGATCCGCAGGGCGTCGCAGCGCACCCCGGCGACGCGGACGGCGACACGTTCAACGCCAGCCTCGAGCCGGGCGCGCTGGTTCATCTGCCGCCGGGACGCTCCATCGAACTGCCGCCGGTGCCGTCGCAGGACGGTGCGCTTGGTCTCATGGAGCGCACGCTCCAAGTTATCGCGGCCGGCGTTGGTTTGACGTTTGAACAATTAACTGGCGACTTTTCGAAATCGACCTATTCGTCCGCCCGATCCGGGATGCTCGAATTTCGCCGCAGTATCGAGGCGATCCAGCACAACGTGATCGTGCCCCAGTTCTGCGCCCCGGTCTGGCGTCGGTTCATCGGTCACGCCGTCCTGTCCGGTCAGATCGATGCCGACGACTACGCGGCCGATCCGTCCGCCTTCGACCGCGCGACATGGTTGCCGCCGAAATGGGCCTGGGTCGATCCCGCCAAGGACGCCGCCGGCATCAAAACCGCGCTGGAAATCGGCGTCATGTCGCGTGCCGAAGCCGTCGCCGAACGCGGCTATGACATCGAGGATGTGGACGCCGAGCGCGCGGCCGATGCCGCCCGCGAAACCGCCCTTGGCCTGACCCGCGTGCCCTCGCCGCCGACCGCGCCCGATGAGGAGGAAAACCCATGATGCACCTGCGTTTTGTCACCCGCCCGGCATCCGTCAATGACAGTGCCCGCACCGTTGACGTGGTTGCCGCGACACCGACGCCGGTTGCCCGCCGCGACGCGTCCGGCCCCTATCTGGAAATCCTTGATCCAGCCGGTGCCGACCTGTCGCGCATCGTCGGCGGGTCGGTTCTCGACAGTCACCGGCAGGACGGCCTTGACCGGGTGATCGGTGTCGTTCGCCGCGCGTGGCTCGAGGCCGGCGCGCTGATGCTGACGCTCGAAATCTCACCCCGCCACGAACCGATCTGGACAGACATCAAGGGCGGCATCCTGCGTCACGTGAGCGTCGGTTATTCGGTCGAAGGCTGGCAAGACGGCAAGTCCGCCGATGGTGCCCGCACCCGAACCGCCCGCAAGTGGACACCCGTTGAGGTGTCATTCGTCGCCGTCCCGGCAGACCCCGCCGCGACAACCCGAACCTCCCCGAAAGGACAAGCAATGCCCGACAACCTTCCCGAAACCCCGGCCCCGGACACCGTGCCGACCGATGCGGACATCACCCGCGCCGGTATCGACACCCAGATTCGCGCGCTCGCCATGGCCGCCAACGACGCGCCGACCGGCGAGGCGCTGATCGCCGCCGGTGCCGATGTGAACGGTGCCCGCCGCGCGCTGGTTGCCGCCGCAGCGGCCCGCGCCCCGCGCATCGCCCCGCCGCGCGTCGAAATCGGTGCGACCCACGACGACCCGTCGTCGATCCGCGCCCGCATGGTGGACGCGCTGATGGTCCGCATCGATCCCAGCCACAAGCCGGCCGATTCTGCTCGAGAATTTTGCCATCGCTCGCTTGTCGATCTGGCGACCGCGATGCTCCGCGCCCACAATATCAACGCCATCGGCCTGTCCGCTGATGCGATCATCGGCCGGTCGCTCACCTTGAGCGACTTTCCCGCCGTGTTCGGCGATGCCGCGGGGCGGACGCTGCGCACGGCCTATGCGGCGACGCCGGACGCCCTGCGCACGGTCGCACGCCAGACGACGGCCCGCGATTTCCGCGCCAAGACGTCGATCCAATGGGAAGATGATCTGTCGCTGACCCGCGTCGGCGAGTCCGGTGAATACAAATTCAGCGGCGGCACCGAAGCCAAGGAAAGCTATCGCGTCGATACGTTCGGCCGCATCGTCCGCATGTCGCGTCAAATGATCGTCAACGACGATCTGGGCGCGTTCGCGGATATGACCGCCCGCGCCGGTCGCGCGGCGGCTGAGTTCGAGGCTCAATTCAAGGTTGACATGCTCCTGCGCAATGCAGGCGGCGGCCCGACCATGGACGACACGCAGCCCCTGTTTCACGCTTCGCACGGCAACCTTGCCGCGTCGGCCGGCGCGCTGTCGGAAGCAACACTGAGCGCCGCCCGCCTCGCGATGCGGAAATCCAAGAGCATCGGCGGGCGCCCGATTGCGGTCGCGCCTAGGTTCCTGATCGTCCCGGCCGAATTGGAAACCGCAGCCGAAAAGCTGCTGGCCACAATCCAGCCGGCGACATCGGCGAACGTCAATGTCTTCGCCGGCCGGCTCGAGCTTCTCGTTGAACCCCGCCTGACATCGGCGACGGCCTTCTATCTCGTCGCCGATCCCGCACAGGTCGAAGGTCTCGAGTTCGCCTATCTGCAAGGCGCGGAAGGCCCGCAGACGGAAACCCGCGTCGGCTTCGATTCGGACACCATCGATGTGAAGGTCCGCCTCGACTTCGGCGCGGCCTTCCTC